GCGCACCGATGATCTGTGTCCATTCACCAGTTGCTCTTAGTTCTTCCATCGCAGAGATAGACATCATCATGTCTTTAACTTCTCCGGTGGTTGTGTTCTTCATTGTGTACAGCGGCATATGTTTTTCCTAGTAGTCCAATCTAAAGTGATGAGCCCCGTTGCCGAGGCTCACCTTAGATAAGGATCACCCCCTTAAGCGAGTTTCGACTTGTGATATTGCGGCTTCTAGAAACGATTGTTTCTTAGCCATCTTGTAGGCAATATCTGTCTTACCTCTTTTTTGCAATTTATGAATGTAATGTCCAAGTTCTCTTGAGTCTTTCCTCAAGCGTTCAATTTGATTGGATTCTACCATAGGCAATGTTCCTTTTTTTAGTTTACTTGGATCATGATCATGCTGAGATTAACTCTGGAAATGCCTCCTTGACTACAGTTTTAGTTAATCCTTTCACGGGGCTTTTTTTGTTGATCATTGAGACGAGAATTTCTGCGTCTCGTGGGTGTACCGCCTCGAGCATGTCAATAAACATACGCTCGCGACGAATAGGGTTAAGCTTGCTACTTTCGCGCAAACCTTTTACGAAATATTTAAATTGAAGATGCTGTCTGAGTAGAGACGACGGAGGCGACTCTTCAGAGCTAGGAGTGTACGGAGGCGTACCACCAGGAAGATTCCATTGAATAGCTTCATCGAATGTGCCTCTTAATACATCCAGTAGAGGCATGATTTCATTTTCTTTCAATACTTTTACTCGCTCTTGCTTGTTCTTAGCTTTTTCGAATCTTTCAAGTATCTCAAATACTTCCATTCTCTTGGTAGAAACTGCCATAATAATTCACCTTATATAGTATATTCTTACCCGGACGCGCACAGATTTATTGTACACGTTTAAATCGGTTTTGTCAAGTTCTTCTTGCTTTTGCCTTTTCGTCTTCGATCCACTTCTTCGCCTTGGCATTCTCCACAGGCTTTTGAGTGAACTTAGTTGCGTCACGATAAGCGCGTAGCGTTTCTTTCTCGTAGTTTTTACCCTTTGAGTTGTCTACTACAAGAAAGTTTGGCTTACCGAACATACGTTGAAACTTGCCCACATTGCGTTGGACAGCTTTCCAGTACTCTTCTACTTCTTTGTCTGGCAGTGACCGCTCGCGTTGACGATTCCGCTCAAGTGCTGTGTCCATATCAGTGTTGACAAAGATCATCGCCGTGTCATAGCCAAGTGCTTTGAGTTTCTGTGCTTGTGTAGCGATCTTGTCTGGATCTTTACCAGTGCCGTCAATTACAAGACCAAGACGACCTTTGATGTAACCAGCCTGTCTTGTTGATGTAAGACGCTTTGCTTTACCGCGCAGTTCTTGACCCTTGACAGAAAAGATATTGTCAGGACTCATCTCCATGCCAGCTTTCTTCATAGCCGCTTCAAATGCATCGTCAGAGTTTACAACTCTGTATCCCATAGAAGTCAGACCAGTCTTGCCTACGATAAATGACTTACCAGAGCCAGGACCACCCGCGAGAAAGATAGCTTTGAAGATTGCGGGATCGTTGACGCCTTCGTCGAGTTGTTGAATGAAATTAGAAAACTTGAGCATGAGCTACCACATCGATTGAGTTATTAAGTTATTTATGTTTTTTTAGACGTGAACAGCCATAGTTTTTCATCATCATCTAAGTATGCCACACCGTCTAAGGCTGTCCTGTCTAGCACAGTAAATGCTTCTTCTAATGTATTTAGTATTGGCTTGCCTTGGACATTAAAAGATGTGTTCAATAAAACACCGTCAAACTCTGTTAACAGATCATGTATGAACTTGTTCTGCTCTCGTGTCACCGTTTGCAATCGGGCTGTTCCGTCTGCATGAGTTACAGCCGCTAGTTGTTCTGTATATTCTGGTCGAGTCATCACAGCAAAATTCATGAAGGCTAAGTTGTTGTAGTCACTAGCCTCAAAATATTTTTCAGCATCTTCTTTGCGGCACATAGGAGCAAACGGGCGATACGGCTCTCGTTTCTTTACGATATTCACTTTGTCTTTCTTGTCATGACCTTTTGGATCACAGATGATAGAGCGATTTCCTAAAGCCCTAGCGCCTACTTCACCACCACCTTGTATGAAGCCAATAATGTCATCGTTCTTTAGAATTTTTGCCAAGTCTGAAATAGTAATCTCTTCATGGTGATATTTTTCTTTGTATGTGTCGAGTTCGTGCCTGTCATGAAGCCTTGATCCAGAGTATGTAATATCTACTCCTTTCCACGCATCGATGCCAATTTCTGCGAGATGCTGGACAAGAAATCCAAACGGCAGACCGCAATCATGAACGTTCGGAGGTACAAAGACTTCAAGTCCTAGCTCTTCTTGTATTCTCTTGTTTACTAGAACATTCAGTGCACAGCCACCAGACACAATCAGTTTGTCATCGCACTGCCGAATAAATTCACGATTCTTTTTGAGAAAGTTCAGAACTTCGTTTTCGTGCTGTGTTTGAATTCCTAGTGCAACGTCGGTTTGCTCTTCCCATGTTAAACCGATCGGTGATGTCCACGATTCATATGGATTAAAGCACTCAGGCGTTTCTGCAAAGACTTTATTGAGATATTCTTTTCCACTCTTGTAGCCACGAATTCCCATTTTCTCTAATCCTTCTTGGGTCATTAAATACCAACTCTTGAAGAATCTTGCCATTGGGTTGATCCATTCGACGGTCTCAGGATCCTCTTTGTAAAGTCTTTGACCAACGATGTACCATGGAGACCTTTTATCACCATAAGCCGCCGCGCCCATTACTTTACCTGCAATATCTAAAGACTGCTCTGTTTTAGAGGCAATCGCATGTACACCGTGACACGAAGAGGCTGTATAGTATCGACCGAAAAATGTTCTATGTTCAGGTATCTGCCACTGCGGGGTTTGTTTTGATACTAATATATTATTGGTAGGCGAGTATTTCCAAAGAAAGGTGTGACCATCATCACCACCAGCATCGTGCGTAAACACGGCGCACTTTTCATTAGCCCACTGTGACTGTGCTATTCCGCACCATGCGTGTCCTGCATGATGTCTATAAGCAACTTTAAATTCCTTTACATTAAAGACTTCTCTAACGTGTTTGGGATGAACCTTTAGTCCAGAATCAATCTGATCATTTTCTGCCCAGGTATCAGCATCGAGATATTGCCAATCAGAGCCTATGATAAATGTATCGAAATCATTTTCGATACCAAACTCTTCTTCAACAACCTTTAAAACTTTTTTTAGCCAGTAAACTGTTTGATCGTGTCTACCGTGACCACGAAAATGCTTTATGCCTGACAGCTTTTCCATTTCAACTGTGTGAAATGTTTGAGTGTCAGCCTTATAAAAACAAATTGCGGAATCATGACCCCAGTGTGCCGCCGCTATATTGCCCATCGTCTCTCTTCAAGTGTTTTGAGTGAATTTTACAACCTATAAACTCATTGTAATAATCGTCACGAAGCAATACATCGTATTCGAACTGTAGCTTGGCTTCGTAGTAAGAACATTCGCCCTTAGTCTTACACAGCCGAAGTATTTCTCGGTGGTAAGCATCGTGACCTTTCTTTTCTACAAGTTGCTTGAGTTCTTCGGAACTGCCGAAGTAATTTTGCCAGTCTGAAATCGTACGCTTAGTGCGCTTTCGTTTCTGACCTTTCAGAGGTGGCAACTTTCTTGTTGCCCAGAAAAACTTTTTACCGATATACTTCTTATCGGTATCACGTTCAGTGATTCGATAGACAAAGCCCACATATTCTTGCAGGTCATCTTCACTTGGATTGTATTCTAGATTTCTATAATACCACATTAAAACAGCCAGTAGTCACCTTCATATTCAACAACCACGTGATCGAGTCCTGTATTGTCAAGTACGTTCATTGCCTCTTTCATACTATTTAGTATGGGCTTGCCTTGAACATTGAATGACGTGTTGATCAAAACTCCATCGAACGCATTTAAGATATTATATAGTGGTTCGTTGAATTCAGGCGTGACTACTTGTAGTCTGGCTGTATTATCAATGTGTGTAATTGCAGGAAATTCTTTTCGATATTCTGGCTTCACATCTGCAATAAACTGCATCATTTCCATATTATCGAAAGTAGGTGAATAGAAATATTTGTGTGCGTCTTCTTTCTTGCAGACAGGAGCGAATGGTCTGAACCATTCTCTAAACTTGACCTTCGCATTCAGAATATCTTTTGCATGTAGATTTGACGCATCACATAAAATAGAACGATTGCCTAATGCGCGAGGTCCACACTCCATGTTGCCCTGACAGATGCCAATAATCTTTTGCTTTCTGAGCAATTGTGCAATGTCAGATACAGTGATCTGTGTGGCACCTCTCTTCTTAATGTACAAAGGAATTTGCTTGTAGTCCCACAGAGTAGGACCCATAAACTCGCATCGAACTTTCTCTTGAAAGATTTCTTCTTCGGTCAGATGCCACATCATAGCACCAAAACTTTGACCACTGTCGCCACAGTTAGGTGGAACATAGACGTTGATGTCAGGAAACGCTCGCTTGATTCTTTCATTAGCCAGAACGTTCAGTGCAGTGCCGCCCGTAAGAATCAAGTTGTTGTTGTAGTTGCGAATAGTATGAATATAGTGTTTATCGATCCACTCAACAATATCATCTTCTAGGGCTTTTTGTGCGGTGTATGCTAGATTAAAGGCTTTGCGATGTTCGTATACCGATTCTACTTTGTACGCAAAATCTTCATTGAATGCAAGATCAATCCCCGCATCCAATGCGTTCGTTTTATGATAACCATAGCCTGACCGCATACGCCATCTGAAGTAATCATAGTAGTCTTGATCCATTTCTCCATAGGCGCTCAGTCCCATCAACTTGCCAGCGATGCTTAGAGTGTCTGTGTCTTTAAATATCTTGCAGAGATGACCAGCACGAGTATACACTTGTGCGTGTTGATAGAATTGGTTACTCGCGTGTCTTTGATGCCACTTGCTAAACTCACATGTTCGAAACGAGGTGTCATCACCTTTACCGTCCCAAGATATGACTGCACATTTATCAAAGGGTGATTGTGCATAGCCGCACCACGCATGAGCATCATGGTGGTGGACTCTATTTAACTTACAATGTTTCCATTTAATCTGATCTCTATCCCAGAAAGACTCATTGTATGCTATCGATTTATGATAAAGCCAATGAAAATCATTTTCTATACCATGATTCTGTAGCGCATGATCCATACCAAATCTAACAGCACCGTAGTATTCTTTTTGACGAGCCGCCGTCACTGGTCTTTTCATATGATAATTCTTGATGCCAAGAACTCGTTCTAACTCATAGATGTAGAACTTTTTAGTGTTGGGATCAAAAATGGTGAAGTTGGGATCGTGCCCACCTTCAAATATCGAAAAGTGTGGTTTCATTCTTCCCAGTCAGTTTCACATTCCGTTCCACACATTGGGCAAGCGCGAGGCTTTTCTTCGCTGTCACAAACAGTGAGAATCACTTTAGCTTCACAGAAATAACACACCAAATGATACTCGTACTCTTCCATTATGCCGCGCACCCCATGCCGTCTAGACCACAAACTTCAGGCTCTTCTTCGTCCCAACCCCATTCACCTTCCATGCCAACTACTGAGTACTCAGTGACTCGCTTTTCAAAGAAGTTGTCATGGCTTGCTCCATTAAGTACCCAGTCAAGCCAAGGAAGAGGATTGTCTTTTTGTCTGAACTTAGGCTTGAGCCCAAGTTGAAGCAAACGACGGTCAGCAATATGACGAATATACTTTCGTACTTCGTCTCTCGTAAGACCCTGCACATCGTTTCCACGAAACGCAAGATTGATAAATTTGTCTTCAAGTTCCACTGCATTTTTAGCCATCTCATAAATTTTTGATTTCAATTCATCGTTGACGATACGAGGATGTTCGTCGCAGAATGTACGGAACAACTTAGCGTTGCCTTGTACGTGTAGAGTTTCATCACGAATCGACCACTCAACGATAGTGCCCATGCCCTTCATCTTCCCAAAACGTTGAAAGTTTAACAGCATCACGAACGAAGAGAATAGGGACATGCCTTCGTTGAACACGGACTGTGCGAGCGCGAGAGCAAGACCAGTCTGAGTAGACGTGTCGCCTTCTTTCATGAAGTCAACCTTATCCGCCATTTCTTTATATTCGAGGAACTTATGGTATTCTTCATCTGGAAGGCCAAGCGTGTCATTAAGAAGGGCATACGCACGTTGGTGTACCGCTTCTCGACCCGCAAAAGACGAAAGCATATTACGCACCTCGTTATTTTTGAACTTGGGGATGAGAAGTTCGTGATAATTCTCACCCACCTGAACGTCCGATTGAGTAAACAACCGCAACACTTGGGTGATAAATTCTTTTTCGTCAGAGGTGAGTTTAGTTTTCCAGTCTTGGACATCTTCACTCAACTCCGCTTCATCTTCGATCCAATGGATCTCTTCGTGTTTCTTTGCGAGGTCTACTGCCCATGGGTATTTAAACGGTTTGTAAGTTTTACTAAACTCAAGTAGTGCCATCTTTTTTGTCCCTATAGTTTTGTATTGCGGCTTTGATTGCGTCTTCGGCTAGTACCGAACAATGAATTTTTACTGGCGGTAGTGCCAGTTCTTCAGCGAGGTCTGTATTCTTGATTGCGCCAGCTTCCTCAAGGTTTTTACCTTTGACCCATTCTGTGAGAAGAGAACTTGATGCAATTGCGGATCCACATCCATAAGTTTTGAATTTAGCGTCTTCAATAACTCCGTCATCCGATACTTTGATTTGCAACCGCATGACATCTCCGCAAGCAGGAGCGCCAACCATGCCTGTTCCCACGGCTTCATCCTGCTCATCAAGCTTTCCAACGTTTCTTGGGTTATCATAGTGGTCTAATACCTTTTCTGAATACGCCATATTTATTCCTTATCGCATAGTAGATGCGATGCTTTGTCTTTCCAAACATTTGGTAACAGTCCATGCACGATGAGAACAAACGCAACACCCCACGCAAATCTTAGATGCTCAAAATAAGTTACGTTGTTCTCTTCTAAGTGGTTCATTCTTCCTCTAGTGGATTTCCGTGTTCGTCACACTCTACAATGGTATAACCATTATATATCACTGAAGAGCAATCGACACTGTTCCAGCCATGCATAACATGACCTTCGTCGTATTCTTCCCACAGTGCAGTAGAACCTTCTTCACTTAAATACTCTAGAATTTCGTCTCGCTCATCATCGTCGAGTTCTTTGTCCCAGTTGTACGGTGCATAGACATTATAGTCTTCCCAACAGCCATCCCAAGTCGAAAGCATCTCATGCTCCCAGTCTTCTAGTTCAAGCGTGTCATCATCGTCAGGATCTGGAACAAGAGGATAACAATCAGGATCTTCGTCATACTCTTCTTTGGTGATTCCCCAGCGATTGTCAAGCCAGTACTGCAACTCTTCGTCAGTCTCTGGCACGTGAATAACAAATTCACCCCATCGCCAACCAACTTCAACAGATAGTCGAAGACCATCTTCACGCTCATAAACTTCAGTCTCTACGACTGACTTCTTCATTGCAGGTTCAACACGATAGTATTTCATAATTTAGCCCTCGCAAGCTTTACATTCATCGTCTTCAGTAGTTAGAGGTGCTTTGTCAAAGTGCTTCATGAGTTCTTCATAGCCACCGACATAGTTGCCTCGATATAAATTTGTGGTACAGTATTGACTTTACGTCCAGTTACCTCAGCCGCAGTCTTGCCAATCTCTTCAAGATCGATCTTGTCGAACGGAATGCCTCGCAACTTGAGTTCTTCCATTGCAAGTGCACACCACGGACAATTCTTTTTAGAATAAACAATCGTACGGTTATCGTCTTGCAGTGCAACTCGTTCGACTTTTTCAGAAACGTTTTCTGCACGAGACTTCGCTTCAGTGCGCAGATAATACAGACCCTTGAGACCTTCTTTCCATGCTTTGATATGCACCTTGTTTACATATGATTTCTGTGCGCCCGCAGGAAAGAACAGATTGACTGATTGACCCTGACAGATATATCTCTGCCGATCAGCGGCGTGTTGTACAACCCATGTCTGATCTAGCTCTTGTGCAGTCTTAAACACTGCCTTTTCACCTTCAGTAAGAAACGGTAGATGCTGAACAGAGCCTTTCTGTGTGATGATAGATGTCCACGTCGATTCGTTATTCTCGCCCTTCTCAGTTAGCAACTTGTCAAGATATCGATTCTTTACAAGGAAGCTACCTGCTCGCGTTCTGTGAGTATAGGCATTTGCTTTTGCGGGTTCAATAGAGGGGCTTGTTGACAAGATAACTCCGGAGGAAGCATTAGGCGCGATTGCCAAGAGATGTGCATTCCGTCTTCCAGTTCCAGATCCATCCGCGTACTCACCGCGTTGCTCTGCCAACACTTTTGTTTCTGCATCTGCTTCAGACTTGATGTGTTCAAATACAACGTTATTGATTTCACTGGCTTTGTCTGATTCCCATGCGACTCCGTGCTTCTGTAAGAGCGAGTGAAATCCCATTGCTCCCAGCCCGATGGAACGTTCTCGTTGCGCACTATACTTTGCTCTGGAGATTGTGTCAGGTGCTTCGTTAATAAAGTACTCAAGTACGTTATCGAGCATCCTAATAAGATCCCTAACAATAGGTGTGTCTTTCCATTCATCGTAGTATTCCAAGTTTAGACTCGACAGACAACAGACCGCAGTACGATCAGCACTTGTCGGTAGGTGAATTTCGTTACAAAGATTAGAACCATGAATCTTCAGTCCTAAGTCTTTGAGTGCTTGCGGCAATGCGTTGTTTGCAGTATCGATGAAGTTCAGATACGGCTCGCCAGTTCGAAAACGAATTTCAAGAATTCGTTCCCACAACTTACGCGCATTAATCGATTCTTTCACAGCACCATCTTTTGGATCACGCAGATCAAACTCAGTGTTGTTGACTACTGCTTCCATGAATTCGTCTGTGATGTTGATTGCGTTGTGTAGATTGAGCGCCTTGCGCTGTACATCGCCCGTAGGAATACGAATGTTCAAAAACTCGACGATATCGGGATGCGACACATCCATGTATGCGGCATAGGAACCCTTGCGAGTCTTGCCCTGCCGATACGCAATCATGTCTGCGTCTACAGTGTGTAAGAACGGGATAGGACCGGGAGCAATATCTGACACGGTTCGCACGTCTGACCAGTGACCTCCGACCCCACCGCCCAGAACACTAAGCCAACGTAACTCAGAACTATGATTAATAAGCCCGTCAAGGGTATCAGGTACATACGTGAGAAAACAAGAGATAGGCATTCCCTTACCCTTGCCATGACCGTTCGGTGCGTTTGAGAGAACGGGAGACGCAAACATAAACCATTTTTTACTAACATACTCATAGAGTCTCTGAGCGAGTTCTTCATCCATTTCTTCCTTGTAAGTGGACCACGCTTTTGCGGCGCGCATATAGCCTTCTTGAGGCGATGTTTCATAATCATTAAGATAAAAATCTTTGAGCATCCCGACAGCATAGTCTTCTAGAAGGGCGTCTCGGGACTTGTCAATTTTTAGCGACATTCGTTTTACTCTTTTTAAAGCGTACAAGATTCTAGTGAGTCATTCGTGACCCATTAGACAGCGTTATGATTCATACATGATACACTATATGTAGTGCGTATGTCAATTAGATTGTTGCTGGTCTTCGATAACTTCTTCGTTTTTTTCAAGCCAGTCTTCAGCAGTTGTACCCACCTCTTCTGTCGTAGCCTCACGATAGTAGATGATGATTTCTTTCTGCTGACGGACATAACGACGAATCTCTTGAAGATTATATGCCATGTTCTCATAGCTTTGCGGAGTCAAGGCGAAGACAACGAAATCTCCACCTAGAAGCTTTTCAATTTTTTCAATCTGTTCGTCAAGGTTCTTTTTGGTGATGACAAAGAATTTGACATTTTCTAAAGAGATTTCTTGTGGCATCGGCGGCTGATAAATCTCTAGTGGCACCGTTTCAGTCACAGTAACAATCTTTGGTGGCAGAGGCTCTGGTTCTGCTTTCTTGCCCCAGCCGAAATTTGAAAGTGTAGAACAGCCCGAGAGTAAGGCTATCAATAGAATACTAGTTAGTGCTTTCATCTGTCACCTCATCGTCAAGTTGATCTACTTCTCGACTATCTGCTTCTACTTGACGGAATACTTGTTCCGTGCCATTATTGATGCGAGGCTCGATTAAGCCAGGCTTAAGACGCGCCAGTTTCGTGAGGTCATGTCTACGAAACACCGACATGTATTCGTCACGTTCTTTGGCTAATTGTGCGTGTTGAGACGAAAGATTGGTAAACGCTTCGCGTTGCTTTTCAAGATTCTGTTGCAGGCTCTCCATTGCCGCGCGATTCTTTTCTTCTGCTTCAATCAACTTCTGCTGATTCGTTTCAAGAATAACGATTGCGGCGTCTTTTTGTGCAATCGTACTTTCTAGTCCATTCACCGTGTACGTATGATAACCATACGCGCCACCTCCTAAGACTAACAGCAGAGGCAGCATTTTAATTAATGCAAACATTTATTGACACTCCAAATCAGGCGGTACCTGAATCCAACAATTCAGAAGTTCTGTCCAACGCTCTCGATCTTTTTCGCGTTGTTTGTAATACTCCATCATTTTATCTTGCGCAAATGGTGGTAGTTCTCTGTATTCGTTCCACTCATCTGCGTTCATGAACTGCACTTTTGGATACGAGCCAGACACACTGACAGTATACAGTACAGTCTCGTTTGGCATTTCGTCTCTGATTATACTCGGAGACCAGCCAACTGCACATCCTGACAATAACAGAACGGGCAGTATTCGAATCATTTTGATTGCTTTTTAAACTTACCTGCGATCTCTACATAATGACGAGTCAATGGTCGACGCTTCTTTTTCTTGCCGTGCATCCAGTCTGCTGGATCTCCTGGCGAAGTGCCTGCGATTTTAGGACCAGTGGTCATTGTGGGCTCTTCGTTGAATTGTTTGAACGTCTTCACTTGTATAGTTCTCCGACTGTCACATATAGAGGCTGATTAGTATTTATATGAATCGCTTCGTAGACATGCAAGCCAAGCATGTCACCAACAGGATATGCCTCGGGCAAAACACGAACGGTGTCTTTTGCGTTAACGTCGAGGTCTTGTGAAGTTACTCGATCTTCGCGTAATCGATACACTCCGGGTGACAGTTGCCCGTCATCTAACACGTACCATGTAGAAGACTCAGCCATTAAGTCTAGCGGATCTATTTTACACTGTTTTAGAATTTTGTCAATACTTTTATCTGACAACTGATACTTTTCTCTCAAAAGAAAAAGAGCCGCGGCGTATGATGCGACAGTATTTCTGCCGCCAGGAATTTTTTCTAGTAATCTTTTGATATTAAACACAAGACGAATGAACGTAGAATATGCGGTCTTCTTTTCGTCGTTGTCTAACTTGACGGACTTATCGCGCTTGCCGTTCTCATCAATGATGCCTAGTTTGTAGGCGTCTGTCTCTGACCATGGAGTGGTCAGCAGTTTTACAAATCGAAACGAATAATAAATATCGCCTGCTCGTGTTGCTAGTGACACTATATTTTCCTCAGTTCTTCAATGACATGATTGTCCATTGGTATGCCAGTATATTTATCATTTGTTATGGCGTTCAAATAAATCAAAAACGGCTTGACTACAACTAAATCGTCTGTGCTAGTCAATTTAAATTCAAGCATTTTCAGACCAGCTTCAACACCGAACACATTAAAAATGACCACAAGATGATTCATGATCAAGTTTACAGCCAACTTGCCGCCATCTTGATATCTTTTGATCAGACGTTTCAGATACTTGAATCTCTTAAGGTCTTCGTAGAGTTCTTCTGCGTCGATGCATCTAGGATTATAATAGTTTTTTGCCGCAAATAGAAGAAAGTTGTCTTCATTGATCTCATTAAATAGTTGCATTTTTACCTTGTAAATTCGTAGTGAGAGTCTGTTTTATCTATGTATAAAAAAGCCCGCGAAAATGCGGGCTTCTTTTAGTTAATGAAAGTTACGATCATTTCTTAGCAGAGTACGCTTGACCCCCAAAGAATGCCGCTACGATAGCCGCAACAGATACGAAGTATGTAGCCGCCATATCACCTAGAATTTTAGACGCTTGATCAAGACCAATCCAGTCTGCGAGGACTACTGCAAACGGATAAAGCAGTAGACCAAACAGAGCGAACCATGTCATGCTTCGTTGCGCATCTCGCATTGCGTCAGCATCTTCTAGTTCCTTTCGCTTAAACTCCATATACATTGCATGTTCTTCTTCAGAAACATGTCCGTCGCCGTTTGTGTCTGCGGGGTGATAGCCTGATTTCTTTTCTTCTTTTTCTTCGGCCATTTAAATCACTCCTCTACAGTTTCAGTATCGTCGTCTCCATAATGAAATTCTTCAGTAGCTTCGTCAATGACGGTTTCAACAACAGGCGCTTCATGCAACGTCTGCTTCTTTGGCTTAGGAGCTGGCTTAGATGCCATTGCTTGCTCACCGTGCCACTCAGCGATTTGATCAGCAGTAAATTTCTGCTTCTTTACAACCTCACCGCTAGGAGCCATCCAGCCCTTCGCAGTTGGTTCAGTGCCCTTGGGAGCCCAAGGTGGGGTTTTGATAGCCATTTAGCCCTCCTTACCAGTAGTAGTTGTTACTGCACCCTTGACAGGATTAACAATCTTTGTGTCGCCCATGCGCTTTTCGCCAGGACGTGCAGGTGCTTGACCCTTTACAGCACGACCAGCTTTAGTCGCATCTTCGTGACCTTGCGCATCATCTTTTTCAAGATTAGGATTATCTGCATCATGGTCTTTTGCCATATCGTCAGCCGCTTTGCCCTTGCGCTTGTCTTTCATAGTCTCAGCTTTAGCACCAGACTGATTAGGTTGCTTTGACTCTTTCATCTTTTTCTTAGCAGTGTGCTTGTGAGACTCAGACACAAGAATGTCAAGGTCTTCGACAGGAACGTCAAACTCGACGCCATGCTCAAACATCACGTCATAGTGAGTGACAGTAGCAGTGCCGTCTTCGTTTTCAACGAGCGTATGTTGTCCAGAGATACACTCTCCGAAACCCCATTGCTCTGAAGTTACGTGCTTGGCGCAATCGTGACTGAGTGCTTTATCGACTTCTTTCGTGTCCATGTCAGCAGACTCATCTTTCATGGCCTTTTTAATAGCCTTTCGGCGCTTGTGCAAATACTCGTCCGAAGAATCAACATCACCATCGTTGTCGATGTCAGCATCAGCTTTACCGACAGGATCCATCTTTTTCTTTTCTGTTACTTCGGCCCACAGTTCTGCCATTTTTCTGATATACGAGGGATTCATTGCTTTCTCCGTTTAAGTGGGTAGACCTATTTGTGTGGCAATCGCAGTAATAAAGACTGCAATAACTAGCCAGCTTACTTTCATACCCAAGTTGACTTTCTCAACTAAGGATGAAATATCTTTTGACATATCGTCGGTTTTCAACGATATTCTATTTATTCTTTCGTGTTGCTCTTCACGGCGCTCTTCTAGCACATTGATCTTTTCTTCAACCTTCGCAATCATGACAACTGCCTCGGTGAGTTTCTCCATGTGCCTTTCAATAGCCGCCATTCGCGCTTCATGATCCGCAGTATCAATGATGTGCTTATCAATTTTGTTATCGAGTCCTTCGATAAGCTCCTTTGTAGTAGCCATTTTAGTTCAGTGCTCCCATTCGATTTATTACCGCAGTAGACTTAATTGTCTACTTTTGCTCCCCCACGCCATTGATAGCAAGACCAGTATCTTGCTTTCCATTTTGGACCAGGATTATCGCAGTTATGCCTAGCCCTAAAACTTTTTCTTCGCCCGGGATCGTCACGCTTAATCTCCATTTTAGGATCACCGAAGTTAACTTTCACTACATTACCTTTTTCGTTTTTAACGTAGACAGAGAACTTTCTAGGACCACCAGGCGTACGAAATGGATCGTTCAGCTTCACTTTCTTGCCTTGGTACTCAGCGGCTTCCTGCACGAGGTCTTCGTACATTGACTCACAAGTACAATCGATTTCGTCTGCTCGATGATCTTTAAACTTCTTCATCTTCGTCCCCATTCGACTTTAGATAGTCAGTTGCGCTATCAAGGTAGTCGTTCGCTTTCGTAATTTTGTTTTGAACCCATTCTGGAAGATTGTCATCGTCGCCCAACATCTTCATCAAGTCTTGCGCATTTCGCACGATAGTCTTGAGTTGAGTCTTCGCCATTTCCCCTTCTTGATCATACTCATTGGGGTCTTTATCTTCTTTCAGCCTTAGGTTCTTAAACGTTTTCATTTCGATTCCATATACTCGCTTGCTTTCAACTTGACGCCTTTAGCGGCGAGTTCACGTGCCGCAATCTGAGACACGAATCTAACCTTTGCACGAGCGACTTTTTCAAGTGCGGCTTTGTCCATACGTGCAATCATAGCCTTCAGCTTTTTGTAAGTAGGCGATGTCACGTTGATCTTTTCAAGATCAGCGTATGCCTTCTTGAGTTGTTGCAACTGGGCATCAGAGAATTCAGCTAGTTCGGTCGACTCTTTGACCTTTGACATACCGCCACGATCATTTCTGACCCAGCCCTTAGCTCTCAGTCGCTTCTCTCTTTCAGCTTTTTCACGTTCTGCTTCTTTCTTTCTGAACGCGGCTTTAAACATGGTGTTATGTGCTTTGTTGACTTCATCAACTTTGTCGGGCAGACCTTTGTGCTTGGTCTTCGCAAAATCTTTTACGTCTTTCTTTGACATAGACTTAGCGGCTTTTGCTACTTCAGGAGATGCATCGTCCATCTCGCCCTTCTGCTTTGCTCGCACCATGCCAAAAAACTTCTGCTGTGCTTTTGATACAGCCTTTTCTTCAAGACCTTCGCGCACTAAACGGTTGTTCTTAACCATTCCGTTCTTTTTGAATATAGTAATTACACCGTCACGAGGGTCTGTATCCATTTTGTCAATAAAGTGTTTCATTTGAATGAACGTCTTGTCTTGCTTGTTTACGTCAGACTCTCTACCAAGTTGACGAACAAACGCACCGACCTTCATAAAGTCTTTCTTGTCGATACCACCATGTTTTCTTGCGTACTGTTCAAATTCTTTTGCGACCTTGAAGAAATCAATTGCTTCATCTAAATCTTCTTTAACACTCACTTCTTTCTTTGAAAGCTTAGTCAGAACATTAGCAATTTGCGGTGGTCTCATACCTACAGACATTAATGCTTGATTAATATCACCCCATTGATACATTTCTTTGTCGCCGCGTCTACTGTATTTGCCCGGCGCTTCGTTGATGCCTACTTCTTTCTTTGAAAGCTTAGTCAGAACATTAGCAATTTGTGCTGTCCTTATACCTACAGCCATTAATGCTTGATTAATATCACCCCATTGATATAGCTCTTTGTCTCCGCGGCGCGAATACTTACCTGGTGCTTCATTAACTTCTACTTCTTCTTTCTTAAGACCACCCATCATGTTACCGTAGACTTTACGATTCATTCTTTGTGATCGAGTTTCGTCACCATGATCGCGCTTGCGTCTGTCTTCGCGTTCTTTCTTACGGCGAATGTCGCCTAATGGATCATAACGTTTGCCATCTCTTTCTCTACGCTCTTCGCGTTCTTTCTTACGGCGAATGTCAGCCAATGACATCGCTTCGTCAACCGACTCCTTTTGCATGTCTTTCATGCGTTGCATCGATACGGGTTGACCTTTCTTAGAGATAATACCGTTAAAG